ATCTTATAGTAAAACAACCTGTGGTTAATTACTTACCAGTCATTTCTTATGTCTGATATAATATTACCACAGGTCATATTGTTTGTCAATAGTTTTATATGTGTATTTATAAATTATTTTACTTGATTCTTAAACTCTCCCCTTGAGGTTCTAAATGAGCAAAATCACAATTTATAGAACCATCTTGTCCTTCTATTCCATTCTCTTTTAAGTATTCCCTTACTTTATCGCCATCTACTTTATCAGGTTGTTTAATTCTGTAGTCTTCAGGTATCAATTCTAAGTCTACATCGATAATTAACTTTCTTTTACCACCATTCTTTTGAATATTAAATGAGAACAAATCTGTTGTAAACTTGGTTTTTCCAGTCACTTTCATAGAACTATGTAAATATTGTTTCATACTTTTAATTTTGTTTTCAAATACTTTCTTACGATTATTTAATCTCTCTACTTCTTTCTCTACAGCATCAATTTTACTTTCTAAACTTCGGATGAACTTAGCTATATTGTCAGCCTTAGATTCAAATTCACACTCAATTCCCTCTAAAGTATCCATTATTAGTTGTTCATCAACTTCGTCATCTTCTAACATATTTAACAATTCTAAAAATTCACCTGTAATTTCATATAGTGTACTCATTCGTATTTCCTCCTTTAGTTATTGTTTAATATTCTATGTTTGTTTTCTAGTAACATATCCTTTAAAAATGTTTGTTTGGTTTTAACTTCCTTGGTTTGTATCGCTTTTGTTACTGCATAATTATTAGCTACTAAAACACAATATTTCTTAGCTCTTGTAATTGCCGTATAGAGCAGTTCACTATTATTCATTATGTAACTACTTGAGTCCATTCCAACTATTGTAGATGTGAATCCAGATCCTTGCATTTTGTGTACTGTACATGCATATGCCAATTCAAGATTTTTACATTCTGACTTACTAAATACAAGCTTTCCTATTCCAATAAAATCTATAGTGGCGTATCCTTCTTCGTCTATATCTTCAATAATGCCCATATTACCATTAAAAACAGGCGTTGTTTCACCATCTACGTTTATACATTTATAGTTATTTTTAGTGTTTAATACCTTATCACCCTTTCGCAAGTTATACTTTTTTAGGTCATCCTTTTTATCGTTTAATATTATTTCAATTTCTCTGTCATCTGAAAATTTAGGATTGTATATATTTTGAATCGTGGTATTTAAATTATAACAGGATAATTCACCACGCAATCTCATAGGTACACACACTTGAACTTCCATAATATCATTATATTTTTCCATTTCTTTTTGGAAATGTCGAATAATAATTTCAGGTAGATTTTCTTTAGTGGACGAAATATCTAACTCCATATCTTGTAACTCACCCAATATGTCGTTTCCTTCAAATGAATTGGGAAATATTTGCTCCTGTGAAGCTACTTTAATTGATGTTGGTATAATTCCGCTCCTTAAAGCTTGTCTATGGGGCTTAGTTAATTTGACTACGGGTAACACGTTACTGTCTAATATATCAGCAAATACTTGACAATTTCCTATTGGTGTAAGCTGTTGTACATCACCCATGATAATAACTTTAGCTCCACTTGGAATAGCTTCTAATAATGATAAAAACAGTGTTCCATTAATCATTGTTGCTTCGTCAATTAATACAATATCTACCGCTAACTTATTTTGCTTGTTGAACATAAACATGCCATTTTGATAACCTAATGCTCTATGTATAGTACTTGCTGGAAGTCCTGTTGCTTCAGTAATTCTTACACTAGCTTTACCTGATAATGCCACACAAAGTATATTATAATTATCATATAATGAGCATATCCCATTAGCCGTACTTGTTTTACCCACACCTGCACCGCCCGTTAATGTCATTACATTGTTATTTAAACTTAACTTAATGGCACTCCTTTGTTCATCTGTAAACTCAAAACCTTGTTCAGATTCCACTTCTTTTATTATTTCTTCCCAATTAGTAATATCAAATGATTTAGGAATGTAATCATCATAAGTTTCTAAAGTTACATTTTCATTATCACTTTCCTCAACTACCTCTATTCTACCAATCTGTAATCGAATTAATTCTTTCATTATATTTTCTTCAAGTTTATAGAATCTCTTCAAGGCTATTTTATTACCATTATCAATAACAACTACATCTTCATTCTCAATCATACTCTTAGCTGTAGTCATTACAACTTCTTCTGGTACAAATCCCAAGGTATCATATAGTGCTTGCATCAATTCTTGATAATACAAATAACTTTTTCCAACTTCACCTTGTTCATTGAGATAGTGAAAGATAAATCCTTTTATCCTCCTAACATCATACTGCCCTATACCTACTTTACAAGCTATGTCGTCTGCCCTTTTAAAGCCTATTCCATCAACTCTTACAAGATCATATGGATTATTTTTTACTACATCAATTACTGTGTCTGGTGATGAATAAAATTCTACTAACTTTTTAATCAGCGTAGAAGATAGACCTAACGTTCCTAATTCTAGGTAAATTGCACTATAATCCTTAGACTCTTCGTACACATCGATTAACCTTAATGCAACTTGATTTCCTATACCTTTTATCCTTGTAAGTGACTTTATATCTCTTTCTTCTAGTAATTTTATAACATCATCATATGTATCAAATAACTTATCAACAAGATTTTCATTGAGTATATTTCTTAAAAACTCACGTTGCTTATCTTTACTGGATATGTCCATCACTCGACTTATAAATATTATCTCATATGTGTCACCATACATTTCATGACTATCTGCCAACTTGGAATAAACCCTATATGTAACACCATACTCAAGCTTGCACACATTCCCTTTTAGCCTTATTTGATACATATCTTCTTCACAGTTTTCAAGTTTTTTCGTTATGATAGCAGAGAATATTGCATATTCACCACTATCCACTTTTTTAGAATATTTAGGATAAAATATTCTATCTAAGTACACTTCACATTTAACAACATTCTCTTCCATCACCATTCCTCCAAATTATCAAAAATAACAATACTTCCAGATTTATTATAGTTTCTATAAACAATTTCGTATTGTGTTATTACATCATATTTCTTATCAAAATCCTCGGTCAATACATTAAAACCACTCTCATCTTTACCTACTACTTTCACTCCGTATTCTATATTTGAGTTTAATATGTCAATTATATCTCCATCTTGAAGAGGTAATATGTTAAATATTTCTCTTTTAACCTTGCGATATTGCGTTTCTCCATTCTTTATATTATATATGATCAAGTTGGGTGCTATCTCGTTTCTAGTGTTTAACACAAACCATCGGTTGTTATTAGATAAAGTTTCATCAATATATCGTACCTTTTTGAATAACTTAATTTGCATTTCCATAATGTTGTAAGCATGTAGGTGTTCATTGGGTATAATTTCAAAAATTTCTAATAATGCTTTTTCATAATTGAAATCACTATATGATTTACCTGTTTTACTCAATTGAGCATTGTTGGTAATAATGTTAAATATGTCATTATCTGTAATTCGCTTCTCCAAAGACTTTAAATTGAACCTGTTCTTCCCATAAAGATATTCGAAATATTCTCTAAACGTTAACAACTTTTTGGTTTTACCATATATACTACAACAATCAGCAATCAGATATTCATCTAATACTTTTTTAGTTATACTTTCGTTACTGCAATTAATTAAAAATTCATAGAAATTATTAGCTTGTTGCATACATTTAAACAATAAGTCGGGAGTTTCATCAATTTTTACTTCATCTGGTGTTAAAAACTGCCTTATTCTTTCGTTAGCTAAGTCTATATAATATTGTTTGTCTAAATAGTCAGGTATCTGTTTACATGTTTTATATTTATACACTTTATCAGTTTCATCAAAATACCAATCCACATTTAAATCTTCATTATCTATAAAGCATTTATCAGGGGTATACGCAATTTTCTCATAACTTTCTTGCCCTTTTTCAATTTTCACTTTATATATACCTTTGTCGGAATCTCTATTAGATGCAAAAACCCTATGTACTTTTTCTTTTAATAGAATTCCATTGTCTACTATGGTTCTTTCTTTATTATCTATTTTCACTTTCTTACCTTCACCATAAACAACGCCCCTATATAAATTTGTTAATTTTATTACTTTTTGAAATTCAATCAAGTCGGTACAATTATTTATAGTGTCTTCCACAGGCACATCATGAACAAAATAATTAATCAATGCTTTATTCACTATTGGTAAATCATAATCAATAGGTGATAACTTTTTAACATAAGCACCTTTCCTTTTACAATATCCAGTGTCTTTATTAATTAAAATGTAATTATTAACATCTTTTTGCACTAACTTTCCATTCTCGTATATATCCCACTCCATTACTAAATTAGTACGATGTTCCCATTCTTTGACGATTTCTTCAATGCGTTTTATATTATTTAAATCCTTTATTAAAATAAAAATACCATCCGTATTTGTTTGTAAGATTTGACAATATTGCTCTAGTCGTGCAGTTAATTCAATTAAATATAGTTGTCCTGCTATACAAACATTATTACTCATCAGTGGATCATAGCATGCTGAAAATATGTCCTTTAATATCCCGTATGAGGAATTTATTACTATTTTCAAAGGTTGTTGACGTTTATCTTTTTTAGCTTTTAACTCTAAACGTCTTTCTACAATTTCCTTAAACTTATTAGGATTTACAAGCTTCCTACTATGATAACCTTCATTTATCATTAACCACGGATATAGTGATGCTACATCTAAAGCAACTATATAACCTTCAAATATTTTATTATCATCACTACCATGTATTCCACCAAAACCTATAACATGGGGTATTCCAGCTATAATTGTATTTAATTGTCTAGCATCTTGTTTGGATTCAGACTTTAAAGGTAGTTTATAACTCATATTTTCAGGCGATTTAAACCAATCAACAACATATTGATAGTTACTAGGCATTCTCAAATTACTCGGTATATTTATTTCAAATTCGTCATCAATTGTTTTCTGTTTCACAGCGCCTAATACTGTAGCTGCTAACTGAGCTTTAGTTTTATTTAGTTGTTTCATTTCTAAATCAAACATGTCAATCATGTCTAATAATGCTTCAAAATCACCAAATGTAAAGTGCAATACTCGCAATAAGGATTGGACATCATAGATGTTATACTCAATTATCTCTTTTACTTCTTCATCTGTAAGTGGCTCATCTGTATCAAATGGTACACTTGCTTCTAAAATGTTATACCCACCAAATGCTTCTAACTGTTTTAAACTTTTATCCTTTAATATACAATCATAATTGTTCAACTGATACTTCCATGCATTTTTAACTACTTCATAACCTTTTTTCTTGTAATAAATTAACTCGTCATTTATATATGATGGATTCATATTATCTAAAATACCCTTGAAAATATATTGATCATATGACCGTGAATTATATCCCACAAAAACATCATCTTTATATTTGTCGTAAAACTCCAGTAATTCACCCCTATTATTAACAATGGTTATTATGTTGTCTGGGTTTTCATATTCAATAAAAGTACAACACCACCAATTAATTTTTGAATAACACTCAAAATCGTACCCCCATATTTTATAATCAATTAATTTAATCACCTCTTCCTAAAATCCAAATCCTAAGACAGTATCACTTTTTTCAAACATAATATCTTCGATGATTACTTGTGCCACCTTATCATCTAGTGAAAATCTACCAACTATATTAAAATGAATTACATCACCGACACTCATTATATTTTTATAAACCTCAGATAATGAACCAGTTTTTGAAAACATAGTAAATTTAATATTTCTATACATAAATTCTATTCTGTTTAGTTTTGAACCAACTAAATTTATATTGTATTTACTAACTAATATGTTTTCAATTAGAAAAAGAGGTTGCTCTACATTTGATCCCCACAAGTAATCATATTTAGATATACGCTTGATTACATCTGAATTTAGTGTTTTATCAGTATAGACTCCATATACATGATATGTAGGTTCTATAATTGGGGACATTTTGGATACTAAATCAATAAGTTTATATGTGTTTTCAAATGATATTTTCGTTCCAAAAGCATTAGGATGACCTTCCACCATAGAGAATAATCCACTGTCTTTACACCATTTATTAAAGTCTTGTATTTCAGACTTATCATAACCCCTACCACTTCCTGAACACGTAGCACCCTTTCTTCTCATTAATAAACAAGGTCTTTGGTATAATGAAGATAGTTTATTAGCTATTAAACCTGTAAAATTTTTATCAACATCATCACCTGCATTACATATAATAATAGGATATTTATCTAAGTTATATTGTTTTATATCATTTGATAATTTTATAGCATACTCATCTGTCATATTTTTCTGTTTTCTATTGGTGCTTTGACAAGATTTTAATGCGTATTCTTGTATAGATAATTCAACTTCTCCTTTACCACGAATTTTTCTCATTAGTTTTTTATCGCTGTTACATAAGGCTTCAAAAATAATTACATTTTCTTCATATGTACCTAGTCTAATCATTGAGTTTATTAATGGAATTACGTAAAAACCCAAACCATTTATAGTTACTTTATTGTTCATTGAGTACATTTGTGACTTTACTAAAAGTTTTATAAATATATTTAAATTATTTTGAGCAGATATTTGTTTCAACCCTTCAAATACTAAATATCTACTTTGCAAATTAAACATATCACATCTATCAGCAATCATACCTACAGCTAGTAAATCCAAATAATCATCTGCATAATTAACATTGAAATGTTTATCTAAAACTTTGCAAAATTTATAAACGATACCAACACCAGTCATACCTTTATCCTTTACTTTTTCTGAAGAACGGTTGTTAACAATAATTGCTGGATTAGCAGTCGCACACCATCCCTTGTTATATCTTAATGGAACTACATCTGTAATTGGTGATATCAAGTGATGGTCTAATATTATAATCTCTTTACCATCTAAAACCAGTTCTGTACACTCAACATAATCATTACTACCTGCATCTGGAACTAATAATAATTTGTAATCACTACCATATATACTGGACATCAAGTCACCCAAACCATGTTGTTTCCCTTGATGTAACATAAAATCTAATTCTATTGATGATTTTAATTGTTTTATATATTGATACAACATTGCGGCTGACGTATAGCCATCCACATCTGGATCAACTATTATTAACATCTTGCTATTATTATTCAAGTGATGTACAAAAGCGTCCCTTGCTTTTTCTATGTTATCTAATAAAAACTCATCCTCTAAATGTTTCTCAGTCGGATTTAAAAAAGAGTTGATATTAGTAATTCCTTTAGCTTCCAATATACTATTTATTTCATTTCCAAATTCAACTTCACATAATATTTTACATTTGAAATTCATTAAACTCTCCTATCCACTAGACGTTGTGATATAAATCTTATTATCCATAAGCTTTAATAGAGTGTCTTTACCTTTATCAGTTGGGCTATCTTTATATTCTAGTAAATCATTAGTATCCCACAGAACTGATATTACCAAATATGGAGATAATTGACTTACGATTTTATCTTTAATGTATTTAGCCCAGTTTTTACACTCTTCAGAATCCAAAGCTGTGTATTGTTTATCTAAAGCGACAATAACTTCTCTGACACCGAGCATCAATATTAATCCTTTTTGATAATTTGTTAAATTTTTACCACATAGGGCAACTGTGAAATTATCATCTCCAAACATAGTATCTGCTTGTAAAACTGACTTTTCAGCTTCTACTAACATTATTTTTCGTTTTCTCTGTATGGCATTTATGTTTTTATGCAATCCATATAAATTTTGACCTAATGCATGATTATAAAATTTCTTTCTTCCTACCCTAAATGGCGAATATTTACCGTATAAATCTATATCATCTTTAATTAAAGATCTACATCTTACTCCTACTAGTTGATTTTTTATATCGTAGTGTGGAATTATTATTTTTTGTTGCCAAGTTGAATATTTAATATTATATTTTTTCATTGTTTCTATTGATATATTATCGTCAATCCATTCTTGAGTGTATAAATCAACAAACATATTAAGTATTTTTTTATCATATGGAACTAATGGTTTTTGCTCTACTGTTTTCTTTGTACTCTTTTTATAATGTCGGATAAATTCCCAATCTGATATTTGCTCTTGCTTTCCAAATCCATATTCACAATTGTCTAAATTCAATTTTATACTTATCCAGTTTATAGCTTTTTGTAATTCATATGTTTCAAAGCCATTATAACCCATTACTACACCAAGTATATCAAGTTGACCACATTCAGTGTAGCAATGAAAATTCATCGAATCTTTATAAAAATATAGTTTTTGTGTCTTTCCATGATGACATATGGTATCACTTCGCCACTCCGAATCATCTTCATAATTAATGGTAGCCCCCATATGCTTAACTAATAAAGTTCTAATATCTTCTTCTGTTAATTTATCTTTTAATTCTTGGGCGGTCAATTCATTACCCCCTAGTTAGTTTTTTGATAATTCATTAGCTAGTTCAATTGCTGATATGTCAAGTTCTTCACCTTCTATAATTCCAATATCACCCACATCGTCCAATTGGAAGTCAATTAAAGTTTTTTCTATATCGGTTATTAACTCAAAATTATAATCTGTGACAAAACAATCAATCTCCCTCATTGTACCTAAGTTAAGTTTTGTCCAAATAATAATCTTATCCCACTTACCACCTCTATTTTTAAATACATAATAAGACATATTTGGTACATTTAATCCAAACTTACCATCTGCATTTAATATGGGTTCTAACTTTTTCAAATCCTTATGTGATGCACGTAATGCTAAAATGCCCCCGTCGGCTTTTTCTATTATGGCTTTACTGCCTTTTAAAGCACTTGCATCTTTATTACCATCTTCTTTATAGCTATCATTTAGTTGTGTCGATGAACCTAAATAAATATTATGCTTATTACACAATAATTTTAATGCATTGCTAAATAAGAAAAGTATTTGATCTGTTCTCAATCTAGTTTTTGTCTTTTCATAATAATAAGCATATAAAGAAGGTGAATCATTTATGTAATCGAAGAAACAATAGCCTATATTATGGTTTATAACATACTCCTCAATCTTGTCGCTTATAGAATCTATAGTAAAATCGGGTAAGTATTCACAATATAATAACGACTCTTCCACCAATGTAGTAGATATATTCAATACCTCTTCTTCTTCTTTGGTTATGTCTCTCCATTCTTCTATTCTATCTTGTTCTATACCACTTATATGAGCAAGTAGACAGGATTGTACTTCTTCTTTGGGTAGTTCAGTAGATATGAACAATACTGGTTCTTTTTCTCCAATAAATATCCACTCTTTTTTACTCCAGTCATATAATTTATCACAACCTATGTTTAAAGCATCAGCCATACTTGATCTCGATTTACCTCCACCTGATATGGAACTCCTAATTATGAACTTCTTTTTTCTCATCCCCCTATATACTGTTGTAAGATATGCAGATTGAAAAGGATAGCCATATACGTCCTCTTGTTTTTTATATTCCTCCAACAAACTTCTTATCCCATCACCGGCGTGAAAAGAGTAGTTATCACCAAATGCATACCTCCACATTGACTTAAATTCTGTAAATTTATTATAAATTTCATTAAGCACATCTTCACTAGTCATTTGATGAAAAACACCTAAAATATCGTCATCATTTTCATTATATATAAAATTTACATCTAGTTTTAAATTTTCATTTGCATTTCTTATTATTGAATATTTTCTAACGTCATCATAATATTTTCCAATATTTAGAGTTTTGTCTTTAGTCATCTCAATAGCGTCTTGTATGTAATCCCACCCATTGTTATTTTTCCATATGGATAATGATGTTTCAAACTGTGATATTTCATTTTCTATATCTAAAGGTGTAATTTTTTCCACGTTACCCTTCTTTGCAATATTTACTATTGCACCCCATATCATTTTATGAAATGGCTCTGGGTAGTCATTAACACTTGTCGAATATTTTTCATTTAATATTGACCTCGGCTTATTACAGTAACACCCAATTAATAAAAATATTGCCTTTTTGTCAACTTGTTGACTAAAATTAATTATAATCACTACCTTTCAGCAAATCATCTAAGTTAAATGTATTGTTTTTAGCATTATTATTTCTTGAAACTTTTCTGTTTGTTTTAACAATTTTAGTTTTTAGTTCAGAACCGTCTAATTCTTTCAATTTATTTATGCTTTTTTCTTGTTGTGTGTAATAGCTTCTAGCTTCATCATAATAATACTTAATCAATGCTACACCATACTTTATATCGAGTTCTTTGTTTAAAACTTCTCTACAATACCATAACGTGTACATCATTGCAGCATAGTTGTATGCATATTCATCCTTATACTCTTTAATTTGTCTTAATATGAAACCAGTAGGTCTTTCTATATCATAGTTAATACAAATATAATCAATTAATTGTTTATACTCATCACTTTCTCTTTTAACTTTTTGATAACAATTAAAACAATAAGTTTTAGAACTATGAGTATACTTATCCTCTGGATGTAACTTTTTACTACATTTTTTACAAGTTGATAATCTAGCCATCTCACCACCCATTCTTATTATTGTAGATAGGAGATAAATGAAATCCCCCATCTACAAGTATTTAGTTAGTAAATACTATACTTCAATATTATATTTGATTGCCAACTCCTCAAGCTTCATGACAACCACTTTAATCAAATCAATCTGAGACTCAACCAAAGAATCAAACATCTTAGGTGTACCATCTTCATTTTGTCCAATGTTAGTCTTTAAGATATTCATAGTTTCATCTCCGTAACCCGCTTCATACAATCTACCACCCAAAGATATTCCCTTGGCTTTTAAGTCTGCAAAATTTTCAATCTCTTTAATTTCTTCCAA